ACCATCTTGTTCGTCTTTTTTGTAACAATGGGCACCACCATCTTGTTCGTCTTTTTTGTAACAATGGGCACCACCATCTTGTTCGTCTTTTTTGTAACAATGGGCACCACCATTTTGTAAATGTTTTATGAATCTATTAATATTTTTGAATAATGATTCACCAAAAATAGTTAAAATAGTAGAAATAATAACACCTAATAAAAACATCCAGACAACAACATAACATCTTTCGTGATTATTAGGAATTAATAAACATGATAAGTTATAATACATTAAAAAATATGATATAAATAAGAAAAATAATTGAAGTGGTAATTTAGATTTATTTGTAGAATAAAAAAATACAGCTATTAAACTAATTAATGAACAAATAATAAATATAAATTGAACATATCCATATCTAGTTCCATAAAATTTTGGAGGTTGTCCATATTTTTCAAATGGATTTAAAAAACGCGCATCATAAAAAGTTGTTCCTGTAACAGAACCTACTATAGCATCACCCATTATATATTAGTAAAATATTTTAATTCTTTAATTTGTGAAAATTATTATTAATATAAAAAATTATATTATAGTAATATATATTTATGATAGCTGTTAATTTAATGCATATTTTATTAATAGGTCCTATTATGATTTATATTAATTTTAATAGAGATTCGGATTTATTTAAAAAAATATTAATTGGTATTAGTTTAATGATACCATTTATTGTATCGGTGCCTAATATAAAAAAATTATATATTACATATCAATTTGTAAATTTTGTTCATTGGACAGCTATTTTAGCTTATTTCTTATATGTATCATATTTATTTGCATTTGAAAAAAATACACCTGAATATATATATATATCATTGGCAATAGTTGGTGGAATAATGATTTTAGTTCATTTATATAAACTTATTCCTAAAGTTATTTATAATGTAAAAAGTAGAAATAAACATAAAAATCATAAACATTAAGAATGAACGCCTTCTGGTTTAACAGTAATTTCTTGATTATTATTTTCAATATCATTTTCTTCGGGAACTATACGATTATTAGAACAAAAATGTTTTATAAATACAAAATTTAAATATAAATAACCTATCATTAAAAATATTGCTATAACAACTTTAATATATTCATATAAGTGAGTTTTATCATAAAATTCAACTTTAATAGTAACTAATATAAAAATAATTATAATAGTTACAATACATAATTGTGAGGAATCACTAAAACACATTAGTTAAATATAATTTAAATATATATCAATTTTGAAAATTATAATTGTGAAATAATAATATTACAAGCGTCAGTTAATTCAGATAAAATAGTATTCCATAATTCATCATCAGAATGAATATCAAAAATAGACTGTGTATCATTATAATTTTGAATAAGTTTGCCTTGAGTAAGATTTGTTAAACGAAAATAAATTTCAGTTTGAATTTTTTCATATAATGGTATAAATTCAAATAAACGATTACGTCGATTTTTAATTTCGATTAAGGAATTATTTTCAATTCCGTCAATTTTACCACAAATATAAATAGAATGTGAAGAAATATCAAATAATTTCATTTTATATAATTTAGAATTATTATCACTAATTTTAGTATTATTTTTTTTCTCATATTTTTCTATAATTTTATTTTCATTTACAATTCCACGATTTTTATTAATATGACCAGTTAAATAATCATTTACTTTATCTATATTTTTATTTTTCATAACTTTTTTTAAATTATCTTCAATATTATTTTGAAGTTTTTTAGATTCATTAGTACATTGTGTTTTTACAGATTTTTCAGATATTTTATTTAGAACTGTTTTAGAAATTTCAGTTATATCATTATTTTTATTATTTTTAATATCATTTTTATATTGGGCACAAAGAGTATTATCAATAAGATGAGATTGTTGAAAAATTTGTAGAAGTTCAAGTAATTCTGTTTTAGAAATAGTTTCTAATTTATTATTATCAGATTTATTTTTTTCTTTTTTTATTCTACATAAAATATCATAAATAACATCTTCTTGAGGATTATATTTATTTTTATTAATTAAAGCAGCAATTTCGGAAGCATTTAAATAAATATGCATTATATTTGTAATTATATAAAATAAAAAAAAAAGATCAATTTAACTTTTTTAATTTATTAAAAATCCATAGGAGGTTCATCATCTAGTTTATATAAACTGAATCTATCACGAGGATCACTAGGACTATCTCTTATTAATTTACTTTCACCATATCGGTGGTCCATACATATATCTACCATATTTACACCATAACATCTATGTTTACCATTCCAACTATTTGGTTTACCAACTCTATGAACAAAATATTTAAATGCCTTATTTTTTCCATATTGCCATTCTCTTACAGCTCTAGCACAATCTTCAACAGATTGGTTATAACGTGGTGTTCCTTTTAAATATAAAGAATGACCATCATAATCATTGGTTCCAAGACTATGAATAGGACAATAATGTTCTTTTTTAATTAATGTAGAATATTCTTGAAATTGTTTCATATTATTAATATGATTAATTAACCATGCTGGTCGATCTTCTGATTTATACTGCATAAGTACATGCCAACCAGATATTTCCCGACGTTTTAAATTAGTAAATTTTGGTACTCCAATTGTATCAGATTGTAAATATTTATTATTTCCTAATGATTTTAAATAAATATATATAGGTTTATTATTAGGTTTAGTACATTTTTTATATATTTTATATAAATCACGTAACATTTCATCTTGTCGGGAACTCCATTCATCAGAAGGTGGAATATGTTTAGCATTACCCTTCCAACTATTCATTCCAATATTAACACCGTGTTGCCCCCACGAACGAGAGATAGTATTACATACTCGTACTCGAAAATATCTCCACCGCCACCAAAATCTATATCTTATTGTTTTATAAGAACATTGCGGGTATGTATAAGTGTGTTGTGTGGCAATATGTATTTCATATTTTAATTTATTAAAAGCTAAATATTTTTCAGTTATATCACTATTCTTATCCATAACAAACCAAGCACGAGTTAATGTATTATTTATTTTTGATGAATAATTATCATCATAATAAACAGTTTGACCTTTTTCTTCAGCAACCCAAGAATAATCTAAACAACCAATAAATCCTTTTTCTTCAGCGGCTTTAATAGCCATATATTGATTAATCCATTTAGTAGCTGGAATTTTTACTCTATTGCCTACTCTAATTGTAATTTTTTTATTAGAAACTAATTTATATTTACTATTTATTTCTTGTTCTCCTTGTATAGGATCAGGTGCTTCCATAGTATTTAAATTTACTTCTAATTTTTTATTATCATCCCAATCAAATTCCCATCTAATATTTAAAGACCATTCAGGTGTCCATTCTAAAGCGTTAATACCACTTGGTTTATTTTTTAAATATTGTCTTTGAGAACCTATTTTTCTAGAAATAGCTACTATATTATCTTCTTTACTAATTGATTTTTCAAATTCGGGTCCTTCAGAACCCCATACAACAAATTGAACTTTATATTTAGGATTAGCATATCCTCCAAAATCAAACCATATATTATCTTTATTTTTAAACCATTTTATGTCACCTTTAAAATTTTTTGTGCTGTGAGGTGTAGGTATAAAAAATTCACCATATGTTCCAATATTGGGACTAAATAACCATGAAGAATTACTTAGTGATTTTATATCATCTTTTCTGTTATCATCAAGTTGTTTTTTATAATCTTTATTATATTTATCTTTAATTTCTATTGTTTTAGTATTAGATTTTTGTATTATACTAACTATATCTGTTTTAAATAATGTTTTTAATTCATTTATTATAACTGTTTTTAAATCTTCTTTTTTTTTTTGTAAAAGTTCCATTTTTTCTTCCATTGTTTGTATATTACTTTTTTGATTATTTTGTTTTAACTTCCAACCTTTTCCTATAACTTGATCATTACTCCATTTTAACATATTATCTTCACTTATTAAATATTTTTTCTCTATTAAATTATATAATTGAAATTCTGTATTATCAGGTTCATATATACCATTCCATTCTAATCTCCAACATTCTTCAGGAATTCCCACATCAGAATTAGTATATTCTAATATAGGTATTTGTTTTTTAATATATAAATCAATTAAATTTTTTGGTTTATTAGAATCACGATTTTTTTTTTCAATTACACTATTTTGTTCTTGAATTACTTTTAACATATTTTGTTTAATAAATTTATTTGTATCTTTAGTATATTCAAAATAATAACTTTTTAATTTATCTTTATCTTTATTTCCACCTTTTAAAGATTTTTTAGTATTACCTCCAAAAATTGCCGTAGAATTTGCAGCTTGAGCATTAACTAAACTAGCAGCACTTTTGGTGGAAATATTATTATATGTAGTAGTACCTTTAAATGTTTTATAAGCATTTTTTAAATATGGTAAACCAGGTGTATTTTTAATTTCTTCAGGTTGAAAAGTATTATCTATAAATTTAGCTAAATTAGTCCAATTTTTTAAAGTTACACGTGATTGACCATGATTACGTAATAAAATATTTATTCTTTCAGCTATTTTAGCTTTAGCAAGGTTAAATTTATTTTTTGAATTTGTTTTTTTTTGATTACAATCAGTTGATAGATAACTAAGTAAATCAATTACATTACAATTATCTTCAAGATCACAACAAGTATCAGGAGTTTTTTCGGTTTCTAATGTATATGGACATTCAAATCCTTCGGGGCGCCCCTCCCATTCACCAAATGTTAAGAAAGGTTTATTTTTTTTAAAATCTATTATATTTTTTTGTAATTTACTTATTAAATTAGTTTTCATTTGATCAGTATGTTCTTTCATTGATCGATCTTTAAATACATCTGAAATAATTTTTATATTTTTTAAATAACCATTATTAGTTTTAATATTAATTAATAAGGGTGATCTAAATGAACTTCTAGAATCTCTTTGTATTTTAAATCCTTGATTTAAATCTGAAAAAATATCAAATATACCTTTAAATTGTTGTTTATTTAATTGTGTATTTACTAAATTTCTATTTGTATTACTACTTATTATATTTATATTTTGTGCTAATTTTTCAATATTTAATACTTCTTCTAATTCTTTTTTTGATAATTCACCTAATTTAACTCTTTGTTTTTCATCATATACTTCAGAATTATTATTATCTTGATAATAATATCTATCTATATCATAATTATATCTATACATTTTATTTTTATAATGTTTTAAATTATTAGAACAAAAATTATATAATTTATTAACATTACTATACATATTACCTCTAATTATTTCACAACGAACACTATCATCTTGACAATTATATTTTAAATCATCTTGATTTTTTTTAGCATCTTCTATTTCATTTGATACTTCAAATGTATCATCTGGTATATCTATTATTTTACTTGGTAAATTTTTAAATATTATATTTTCATCTGAATATATATATGAACATGGTTGAGTAGATTTTTTTAAATCATTATTATTTATATATATTTTAGGATATGGATCTTCAATTCCATATAATTCTATTAATCCTTTTAAACTATCAGTTAATGTTACAGGAACATATGGAACTAATTTAAATTCACAATTTTTATTTTTATCTGATAATCTTAAATAACTAGCTTGTTTAAATTTATAATAATAAATATATTTATTTGTATTAGCAGTTTTTATATAAAAATAATCAGAATTTGGTTTTTGTTCTATAATATATCTTTCTATATTATTATATAAATATTTAAAAGAAGTTTTATCTTCTATTTTTATTTCATATTCATTTTCAAATAAATGATTTAGAATAAATGGAGAACCCATACTATCTAGTTTAATTGTACCTAATCGACCTTGTTGTAAACTTTTTTCATAAAATATTTGTTGATTAGAAGTATTTTCAGATAATATACCATTTTGATTATTAATAAAATTTAAAGGTATCAAAAAATATTTATTTAAACGTATATCTAATTTATATTCATTACTTATAGTATTATCATTTATAATTAAATGTTTATTTTTAAATTTATCTATATTTTGTTCATTAATATTTATTGTATTTATATTTTTCCAAACATTTTGGTAATTATTTCTTACATATAAATGATATTGAACATAATTATCACTTAATAATTTTAAATATTCTATTTTAATATTTTTTTTAAATTTTATTAGTAATGAATTATTTTCATTTTTAACAATAGGATATAATTTTTCAACATTAGATTTTATTTTATATTTAAATTCTTCTGTAAATATTTTAATTGATGTAATTAAAGGAGCACCGTCCTCATTTATTGTTAAATCAGTAAAATTATTATAAATTCCATTTATTTTTAAATCAGATAAATCTATTACATATCTATAAAAATTATTATTTATATATAAACATAATAAATTTAAATTCATATAAGGTACAATTTCTAAATATAAAGAATATATTGTTTGATTGTAATCTATTTTTACTAATGTTTTAGGTCTTTGATTATTATGTGTATTTAATAATATAAATGTATTATCATCTTGAATAATTTTTCGTATTTCTAAAAATGTTTTATTTGGCATAAACATTTTTATTAATATTCCATTTTCATTATTATAATTAGTATCTATTTTAATATCAAAACCAATAATATTTTTTAAATTATGTTGTAATGTATAATTTTTAATATCTGATATATTTTCTGAATTATATAATTCCTTTTTATTTCTTTTTTTATGTATTAATTTAAGACTATCCATAGTTGTTTGTTGTTCATTTAATATTCCTTTAGCAGTTGATAAATCCGCATATTTTATATTATTTTTATTTTCTTTCATTGTTATAAAATTAATAGTACCTACAGAACACCAAGCATTTAAAAATGGATGTAAATATAATCTAAAATTTGTATTCATTTTATCAGAAATATTACCTAAATAATCGATATAACCCTCTATATTTTTTTCATTTTCATCTCGTGCATTTATATAAATATTTAAATATGGATTTTTATAAATTAATTTTATATATAATGATACTGCTGATTTTATCTTATTTAAATTTATTGATATATGAGTATTATAACCCATTAAACCAATAACTAATTCAGTATTTTTTATATATATTAAAAAATTATGATAATTAGAATTATTACTTCCCATTGTTAATATACCTCCATTTAAATTTGTTATCATTTTATTTGTTCTATTTATATTAAATTCCAATTCAAATTCATTATAATTAAAATCAGTATTAATAAAATTAGATATATGAGTTACATTATCAAAATTTTGAGTTATATTTTTTATAGTTATTGGATTATTTATTGATAAATCTGTATCTGTTAAATTTTTTTCACATACTGCAGGACCTTTATAAGGTGTTTTTTTTATACCACTTTTTTGTCCCACAGCAGCAGAATATCCAAAATCATTTTTATACCACCCATCTTTATCTAAAAATTTAACTTCGGTATCAAATCTTGAATTTAGTAAATTTGTTCCTTTACTATTACAATAATCACTTGCTTTATTTCTATTTGAAAAAATAGTTTTACTTGCAAACCAATTTTGTTCTTTTTTTTCTTCTTCTTCTATTATTTTTTCTTCTTCTATATTACCTCCTTTTTTTATATTAAATTTATTTTTATTATAAATACATAATAATATAAAAATTATAAAAATAATACAATAAATATAAATATTTTTATTCATTTAGATGTATATATATATATATATAAATGAAAAAAAAAGTAAAATTTATTTATTATATCTAATTAATTTCTTTTATTTTATTATTAATATTTTCTATTAATTTTTTATTTTTATTTATTTCATCTGTAAAATTTAGGACATTTGTATCATTATTTTCTATCTCTTTTTCTAGCTCTTTTTTTATTTTTTCTATTACTACATTTCTGTATTCTATTATTTTTGTTTCAATTTCTTCTAGTTTACTACCAAATTCTTCAAATCTAGGTTTATTATTATTTAATACAGTTGTCATTAAATTTAATCCACTGTTAATTTTTCTATAACCCCAATCAATTCTCTTTTTTAATTCATTATATTGTTTATAATTAAAAGGAAAATACCATACTGCTTGAAACCTATGAGTTGCAGGGCTCTGCGACTTCTGTGCCCATGAGGGTTTACCACTATTATAGGCAATAAGTGATCCATCTCTGGCAGCAAGTAAAAAACCATTATATGTGGGTGGTTTTTTAGCAAGTGATTTTCTTACTAATTGAATCACAGAAGAATATGTTAGATATCTTCCTTTCATATTACTTTCAGTTAAAGTTCCTGAAGTTTTTAACCAATCTATTTGATCTCTAAATGTATACGCCCAACTGGATCCCTTACCATGTATATATTTAAATGCTGTTCGATTATTAACAGGAATTCCTGGGGGATTATTTCTAATTTTATTTACATGTATATTCCATTTACTAAATTTATTTTTAAATTCTTGTATTGTTCCAGTATTCCAATCTACAGTTTTTGGTATCATAAAAAAGTTTATACCAGCATCTGTACCAGAAACTTTCCATTGTCTATTAGCATCATATCTTTGTTTAAATGATTTTAAAATATGATTATATACACCAACATAACCGTCTATACTTGCGGCATATATAATATCTTTAATATTCCATTTAATTTGATTATTTCTAAATCTATTAATATCATTTTTCATACTATTTATATCATTCATTAATTCTTCATATGAAAAATTTTCAATAGCACTATTAAAATTGATATTATTTCCTTTATGGGTATATATTTTATCAAAATATTTAGAATATACATACCCCTTTTGTCCTGTAATTTTTACAATTTTTTGAAATTCAATTTCAATTTCATCAATTAAATCGTTGTTTTCATTATTAAATTGATCAATAGCTAATTTTAAATCAGTATATTCATTACTTTTTCCATAAAGTGTATTTAAATTTGTATCAACATTATCTTTAATATTATTTTCATCTAATTTATTTGTATTTTTTTCTTTCAATTTTTTCTCTTCATCTATTTGTTTTTGAAGTTTTATGTTTGTTTTTTTTAAATCATTTACTTGTTTAGTTAAATCTTTTTTAATAATCTCTGGATCTGGGTCTACTATTTTTAAATCTTCTTCATTTACTTTTAATAATACCCATACTGCTGAACTGAAAGTTACTTTTTGTTGTTCATACTGGTGGGAGGATCCATGGTGATAGAGAGAATGTTGTTTATTGCTACTATAATATTTTGTATAAAGAGGTATTTCTTCCGCATTATAATTTATATCGAAAAAGTATTGTCCTTGGTAATACGTGGTGTAAGGTAAGGTCATACTTATCCCAAAACCTGATGTTATTCCTCCACTGTAATGCTTGTCGGGAATATGCGAATTTCCATAGGGATTTCCTTTTACATATAATCCTCCATTTGCCCAACCCCCGCCGCTGGGAGTATATAATCCAAAAGTACCACGCCTGAGGAAAGCTCCCGCACTCCAATTATATGGCCCGTATGTAGTTACATGTACAAAAGAAAATTTGTCATTTATCCAACGCCCTCTTCCGTCGTATGCTCCATCTACATCAAAACCGTGATTATAGGAGTAACCCATATCCCCCCGTGTTCTTGGTTGGAAGAAATATTTCCATTGTTTATATCCTTCACCAGTTTTTGGTACTTTATAAACAAAATCAATTGTTCGTGTTTCTTCCCAATTTTGATAATCAGTTGCTCCTAATACTCTTACTTCTGGTGATCTCATATTTCCAAAATCTGCTGAAAATTTTGAATCTATATTTTGATCGGTAAGAATAGATAAATTATGAGTTGTATACATTATATCTCTAATTGTTTCACAAGCATTTGCTTTAAATATTCCTACTTTTATCCAAGTGCCATATTTATCTTTTATATAATTTACAAACACTTCTTTTTCAGGGTTATTATTTTTAGTTTTTATTAAACCAATACCTATATTTCTAACATTAAAACTAGGATAAGTTCTTAATAAACTACCATACATTAAAATATTGTATATTTTTGCGAAATATTTATTTTTAAATCTAAATTTATATGCATATTTCTCTAGAGCTCCGGTGTGGCCTAACCCTGACTTTTCGAATGTATTACTAAATTCTATTATCCAACCGGGATCATTTTTTTCATAATACTCCAAATTGTACCATTTGTCGCTATATAACTTTGAACTAAAGGTATAATCATGCCAATTTCTAGATCTAAGTCTAATTTTAGCACCATCTATAAGTTCATTATCCCAATGCAAATACCAATGTGTCCACCCACCTTGATGTTTTCCACCCTGACTAACACCACCTCCTGTCCAATGATTTGAATGTAAATAAGTCCCTGTTTTCATACTTTTTATATATACTTCCATTCCTTTATGTACCTTCATATCATCAAATTCAAATATCCAAGGCTGGTGATATTCCACTTTATCATTAATCCATTTAAACGCGTGCGATTCGTGTATATCTGCAGATAAATATTTATTATTATAAACACTTTTTAAATAAACTTTCCTACCACTTTTAAGACGACTTTTTTCTATATTTGTTTTTAATGATATATATTTACCTTCTTTTTCACTCCAATAATCAAATTCGTGACCGTCGTGAAAAAAGCGGTGACCAACTAGATCTGTATTTACTTTTAAAAATGATATATTAATAGGTTGATTAAATTCATATATTACAGTTTGATTAGTACCTTGTAAAAATTTATTTTTTACTTTATTTATTATTTCAGGATAATATCCTGATTTCCACCAGAAATTAGATCGTTGATTATTATATGATTCACTCCATAATACTGTTTGAGGATTTAATTTTTTTTCTTCTTCTTGTGTTTCACTTGATATTCTCAATGTTAAATTATCAATTCTGTTTGATCTATAAAAATTATTTTTAATTTTTGTTCCAAAATAATTTGTTGCCATTAATGAAGCTTCTCTTATATTTGCATACATTTGATAAGAATAGGATTCTCCCCACTGAAGAGTTGACAAATGCCTGGGTTGATCACAATTTTTTACAGCATAACAATGGGCATGCTGCTTCTCGTACTTCGAGACGCCCCGGTCGATACCATCGGCACTATAGCGAACCATATATTTTGTTCCCCTTTCTTCTGCCCTATTTTTACACCCCTCTAATAAACTGTAATGAGATGGAGGCCAAACATATTCTGACCGACACTGATTATCATATCTATTATTTTCACCTCGGACCCATTTTTTAGGATTTCCTATTATCCATTTATCTTCGTTTTTTTTTTCACATACTGCTGGACCAACCTCAGGATAATTTGCTACTCCTGTTTTTTCTCCTACAGCATAAGAATATCCAAAATCAGTTCTATACCACGCGTCTGCTCCAAGATATGAACCTTTTGTATGTGCACGTGAATTTAATAATTCAGTATTTTTCATTTTACAATATTTAACTGCGTCAGCTCTATTATTATATGATTTAGTACTTGCAAACCAATTTACTTCTGTAGAATTTTTATTTGAAGAACCGTCGGGTAATATATAATTTATTATTTGATTTGAAATTATTTTATATTTCAATTCTATTGTATCATTTACATTTATTTTTGAATTACGACTTAATTCTAATAAATCAATATTTCCTATACAATCAATAAATGTATTACCATTATGAATTGTTAAATTATATTGATTATGTATTGGTATAAAATCAAATCTAATATCTGTTAGATTAGAAAAATGCATTTTTTTTTTACATATTGTATTTACTAAATTATTATGTATTAAATTTGTATTATATGTACTATCATCAATTTTATATTTTATATCATGTTCTGTTATTGTTAATTTATTATCATTTATACTTATTTTTAATGTTTCATTAGAATTTTTTATATCAAATAAGTCCATATTATCAAAAGGTTGGGTGTTAAAATAACTATTATCAATTAAAGCTTCATTAAGATTATTCTTAATTGGTACACTAGTTTCTATTAAACTCCATAATTGACTTTCTAAATATAATGTTTTTTTAGCAAAAACACCATTTTCAACTTGTCCACCACAACTACCAGGATTATCTGTATTTTGCGTACATGTTAAATATCTGCCAGTATCTTTAAAAACTAATAGAAATTTATCTTTTTTTAATACTGGTCCAGTATTTCCATAAGGTGATACTATTTTTAATAATGACCAATTAGATATATTTTTACTATATGGATCAGCACTATTATTTCTATCATAATAACTAACAAGTACTCTATCATTATAACAATTTATTATTTGATTTTTGAAAAAATTTGCATTATCTTTCATTGAAATCCAAAATTCATCACCATATTCAACATTTATTTTTTTATCAATTTTTGGAACTAATTTATAAGTAGCAATATATGGATAATTTGTTGTATAATTAGAATATAATCTATATAAATCTATATAATGTACTGTTCCTACCGACGTACAGGTTGAGGCGGCATTATTACAAGCACCTAGAATTCCATTTTTTCTTTCTCCAATAATATGATGACTATAAACATATGATTCTACACCATATTTTAAAATATCATTATCAGCAGGTTGTTTTTTTCCTTCTAATTTTAATTTTATATTAAATACTAAAGTATTATTTTTAGTAAAATTAAAATTATTATTATTTCCACTTACATTTATATATTTTTCTTTTAATGAACTTAAATTTTGTATTCTATTATTATTTTTAATTTCATAATTTATATTTTTTAATGTTTTATTAGAAGTATATTTTTCATTTAAAAATCCCTCATCTGAATATTTTATTTTTTTTGTAATTACATTTATATTATCATTTGTTCCTACAGAACACCAGGGATTTAAATATGGTGGAAAATATATCTCAAAATTTATATTACTATTATTTTTTTTTAATGTTTCTATTTGTTGATTATTTGATATATTCGTAATAGAAGTTATATTTCCATATATATCTAAATATCCTTTTATTTCTTCTATTTCTTTTGTTGAACTATTTTTTTTATTATAATTTACTAAAATATTTATATAAGGTTTTTTATATTCTAATATAAAATGTGTTAATGCTGGAAATTTATTTGATACATTTTTAATTTTATCTAATGATATTTCTATATTATTTATATAATCTATAAATCCTAATACTAAACAATATTTACTATTTTTTTTTATTATTTTTATAATAAAATTATGAGTATTATACATATTATTTCCTATTGTTAAAATTTCACCTACAGGATTATTATCATAATATTTAGTATTATATGTTTTTATATTAAAAATATATTGAATATCCTTAATTGTTTTTTCTATATTATTTGTATTTTCAATAATTTGTTCAAGTTTTTTAAATTTAAGTTTATTATTTTCTATTTCTTTTTTTGTAGATAAATTTTGTATTCTTTTTTCTATATTTTTTGTAATATTAGATTTATTATGAAATTCTATTTTTTCATAATACATATTATATAAATTACACATAAGAATATCTCTTAAATAATTATATTTTAAAGGTAAATATTTATTTTGTAATGTTTTATTTAAATCTACTGTATTAGGAATTATATTATTTAAATCACTATCAGTTAAACCAAGTGATTGCTGTGTTTTTTGTATTATTTCTGGTTTTCTTTCATCTAATTCATTTGTTTCAATTACAAATGCATTTGGTTTTTTATCTCTATCAGAAAATGTATTTCCACCAGCTTTTCTGGCTACTAACATACCATTCCAATTACTTGTAGATATATACATTTTTACTGCTTCAGCTTTGTCAGTAGTAACACTGGCAAAAAATGATAAATTATAATGATTTTTTTTATCTTCTATTTCTTCAAAATAAATTTTTTCTTCTTGTTCTGTGGTTATATCAATACTATAATTCAAACTACCTATATAATTTGAAGAATTTTTAAAAAATTTTTTAGAATTTTCTATTATATTATTTAATATTGATTTTTTTGTTACATTATTAGTTATACTATATGTTCCTTCTTCATCATTATTAAATTTTATTATCCAAGTAGCTAAATTATTATTATTTTCAGTTATATTTGATTTTAATTTACTTATTATTAAATTATTATCAGAAATAATTAATTGTTTTGTGTCTTTATTATTATATAAATCTCTATATCTTACATCTATTTCTTTATCACCTTTAAATTGTCCAAAACCATTTTCATCTTTTTGAGAATTTGGACCAGCAATCCAATTTGTTGGATATATATTATATCTTTCTGTATTATATGTAAATTTATTAATTTTATCTTGTTTAAATATACTGGGAATAGATATATATTTAAAATCTAATGAAAATGATAATTTAAAATTTTCATAATTAAAATAATTTACAAAATTTTCATAATGAGTTATTATTTCATTTGTTTCATTAAATAAATTTAATCTATATGGTTCCAACATAAATTCAGCAGTTATAAGTTTCGGATCTATTTTTAATAATTCTTCTTCCGATTTAGCTATTAATAATTTTGATTTATCATCTTTTACTAAATACATTTTTCCTAATTTATTTTCACTACTATCGTGAAAACATATATTAAATACATTTTTATTTCTTACTAATTGTAATATATAACCTTTATTATCATAATTGAATTCTTTATAATTTGTATCAATTTTTTCTGTTGTTTTTTTTATATTATATGCTATTGTTTGTTGATTTTCTGTATTTTTAATTATATAATTTGTTCCATTTGTTTTAATTTCCCATATACTATTATGTGGTATATCTTCATTTTTATTATCATCATTTATTATTTTACTTTGTAATGTTATTGGATCTGATATTATTTTTGTAGTATCAGTTGATTTTATTTTAAAATATTCAGTTTTATTATTTACATTTTTTAATAATCCACTACCACCACTAAATATATCCTTAATTTCATATAAATTTTTAATTTTATTATAATTTAGTAGTATAAAAAAACATATCAAAATTAATATTAATTTATATATTTCTTTCATATTATATATATTATATATAATATTTTATTATTTTGCAATAAACATTATATTATTTATATATAAATAATCTAATATTATATATAATATATATAATAATGCTTACAGATACACATAAAATTAATTATATTTATAAAAAACTTTCTGGTAAACCTACTACTCTTATTCAAGAAAATCTTCTTCAAGAACCTAATCTTATTTTTGGTAATAATATTCATAGTCAAATTAATATTTTTCCTAATAAAACATTTCTTCGTGATAATATTCCTTCTCAAGTTCCTACATCTTTATTAAATATAAATTTAGATGATAATGATAATAATATTATTGGTAGTAAAATAGGTAAAAGTGATTCTACAAATACTATTAAAAAATTCGTAAAAATACCTATGCATTATGTTCCTGGTAGTAAAATTACCGATTCAAATAATAATATTACTAGTTTCTCTTTCTATTTAGATTTATTAGAAGATTCCATTCCTTATAATTATGATCCACATAATAGTACTTATAATTATATTTTATATAGATTTAATCAAAATACATTTACATATACTGAATTAAATGTAAACGAATCTGATTGGATACTTGATAATGATACTGGTATATTAACTTTTTATAAATCTATTAATTCTAATATAAATACTTCAGAACATATAACAATTACTAATCCTCCTTATATTAGTTTTTATAAATATATTGGTGGTAAAAGTTTATATCCAATTGTTTTTCAAAAAAATGAATTAGTTACTATAAAAAGTAATTTAAATATTGATGAAAATTTACTTGTTGAAAAAGATATTACTCTTAATAATAATCTTAATTTATCTACTATTAATTTTACTAAACTTAATGAATTACCTACTACAAATTCCAATCAATTAGTTTATGTTTCTAATAATTTATATTTTAATCATAATTCAAAATGGTTAAAAGTTACTCATGATGATCTTATTTTACAAAATAATGAACAATTTATTTATAATCATAATACCAGTTATAATATTGTTAATGTTAATACTAATATATCTGTTATAGAAATTACGCAAAATCTTACTAATGATATTTATATTGTTTTACCTAATATACAAAAAACTGGAGTTGAAAAAACTATTCTTATGGGACAATCTATTTCTAAATATATTAATAATCATAATATTATTTTATATAGTAATTTTTTAGATGTTAATGGTACCGGACCCATTTTTATGAATATTAAATTTATTTCTACTGGACAATCTATTAAACTTATGTCTGTTATTTCTAATAATAATTCTGTATATGGTAATGGTAATAAATATTGGCAAATTATTAGTGGTCATTTTCATAGTACAGATGTTTTTGAAAAAGATAATTCTGGAAATTTGATTAATACAAATGATTCCGGGGCTGTTTATCAACCAAATGTTAATAATACACAATATGAATCTATGACTAATTTAATTACTAATCAAATAGCAAATAATATTTTATTAAATACCCATATTATTAATGTTCCTGGTAATAATATATTATCATTAAATTCTGAAATTATATTATTTCAAATAAATACTAATTTAACTCAAAATAAAACAATTACTCTTGATATTGAAAATAAATCTGGACAAAAAAAAACTCTTATAATAGGTGATTCTTTTGAAACATATAAAAATGGTTTTTATATTACTATTGATTCTATTTTTATGGGTGGTTTTAATACAGAATTTTTAACCACTCCTTCACAAAAAAAAATTAAATTTATTAAATCTGGTCAATCTATTCAACTTATTTCTATGAAATCATCTTCTAATACTTTTTATTGGCATGTATTAAATGGTGATTTTGAATTTATTTAAATTTATATTTATTCATTTTTTTTTTTATATTTTATATATTTTTTCAAATTTGCTATTGTTTTATCTCTTTTACTTTCTTTTTTATACATTTTTTTTAAATTTTTTAACATTTGTTCTTCTTTAGAATTAAATTTACTACCACCTTTAACCAAATTATCAAACATATCTTTATTATTTTTATATGATATTTCTTGTTGTGGCATTTTATATTGTTTACTATCTGCAGTTTCGAACAAAGGTTTGCCTTCCATAGAAGTTTCTTTTATGGCGGTAATTTCTTCTATTTTTTTCATACCGGTTTTAAATTTATCTAATATACCTTTTTTCTTTGTCGAAAAATATAATAAATCTTGTAATGTAATCCATTTTGGATAATCTTTATTTTTTTTAGTTATAATTATATCTCCATCAAAATAACTTAATTCTGGTTGTTGGTGCGACGTGACACTATAAGGTGTTTTATATGATTTTAAACCTAAATCTTTGGCGTCACTCACAGTAAGGCTGTCGTTCGTCTTCCCCTTAAAATATGTTTTACATAATATATTTTTTTCTTCTACTATATTAACAATTTTTTCAAGTAATCCTCTTGAAGTTGTTGAATTATAAGATTTAATATTTTTAACTGATGTTTTTGGTTCAGTTATTAATGTTATTGTACCTCTTATCACCTCATCGACGTTTGTCATATCATTATTTTCTTGAATCTCCCTAAGTTTTTGAGATAAGTTGCGCACATACATTTTTTCTATATCAGGCATAATATTTTTTAACTGTAATTTTATATTTAAATATGCTCGAGCTTTTTTAATCCACCAAGTTTCTATATGTTGTTCATTGTTCTCTGCAACCCACTTATTTTCCCGCCTCTCCTCCTCTGCCGCATCGCCTTCCTCGGCCTGGTCCTCTGTAATAATAGTATAAGGATTATCCATATTAATTGAGTTATTTTTATTCACTGTTATCCATTTTTCCTGATTATTATTTATTGTTTTTCTATAATCATAAATGAAGTCTACTAGTTTATATTCATTATCAATCGCTTTCGTGCCATATTGTATCGTATTGTCGTCTGGTATCTCATTAAATCCTGGCATGTTTTTAAGGCTTTGTTTATTTTTTTTTAATTTTTTTTTGTCTACTTTTTTTTCATTATAATTTACTTTATAATTTAAGAGTTCTTTGCCCCATATATTCTCTAACATATCTATAACTTTGTTATGTATTTCATCGTCCTCTTCGTCGTCCTCTTCGTCGTCCTCTTCGTCGCCCTCTTCGTTTTCCCCATCTTCTTCCTCATCTTCGTCGTCCTCATCCTGGCTAGTTTCATCATCAACATCTACCTCTTCTTCATCACCCCCCTTCTCCGATGTCGGCTGCGACTTGTTCTTTTTATTGGCGTCCTCTAATTCATTATTTACAGTTAAATTTTTTATATTTTCATCTTTGCTAAATTTAGTAAATTCTTCCATTTTTTGACGAATAAGGTCCCAACCTGTTGCTCCTTCTTGACTCCCAATTTGGCTTTTTAGATCTTCTAGTGTACTACTTAAATTTTTTATTTTATCAACATAGATATTATATTGCTCCGCTGGTGCGGTAAACAGGTTGGGGATCGGAACTATTTCATTTAGATTTTCTATATCCCAGTCATTAGTCATTGTTTTTATTTTTTCATCGAGTATGATGGTTTCATCATTTTTAGCATCGTCTATCACCTTATTTATTTGAGCTTTTAAATCTGATAGTTCGTTAGATCCACTATTTCCTATTTTTAAAAATTGTATAAGATTATTATCTAAATCTAGATTTTGTGTATATTTATCTACATAATTATCTATAATAAAATCATTAAAATTATTAGTAAATATAATAATACTAATAATAGTTTTTTTTGCATATGTTATATAATCCTTTTCTAATATTTCTTCATCTGTATCAGTATATTTAATTTTATCTAATTTAGTTAGTATAGTTTCAAAATTTAGATCTGATTTTTTAGAAATGTTAGATTTAGATATATATATGATTAGTATATGTAACATTTTTAATTTGAGTTCAATATTCTCCGGGTCGATATTACTTATTTTTCCCAATTCTTCACACATATAATTAATTTCTATATAATCTTCTATATTAATATATAATTTATTAAATGCGGTATTATTAATTGTTTTTGATATAAAATATACTAATATTGTCATAACTTTAACTCCCTCTACAAAACTTATTGAACGATCAATAAAGTTTGCTAAATCTTCGTCTGTTTCATTTTCCTCACCAGCATTATTTTCTAAATTAGATAATTGTTCTACATTTTCACATTTAGGATTCCAGTAAGTTAAACTTAAATTGTCATTTTTATTAATATCTTTCATTTTATATGTAATATATGTCAGTGTATCTTGTATAATTTTTCCCTCATATAATCTATTCATATATATATATATATCAAATACAAAATTAGCCATTTTATTTACTGTTCCTTTTTTCTCTACCTCTTTATCTTTTTTTGCTTTCTCCATAAACTTGGTTCTCTTAGTACTTTGATTTTTTTGTTCAGTTACGAGACCATTCTCCTCATTGATTTTAGCTTCCCACATACTGTCAAATTCGCTGTACAACCGTTTCTCCTCCTCGATGAATGTGTCCCGCCACCCTGCCATATTCAACTTGAATCCATTGAGAACCCCCGTCTGGGGAGGCGTTTTAAATTGTGTTTTAATCTTTGGAGTAGATATATTAGCCTCTTCTTCACACTTGTTAGCAAATTCTTCCCACAAGGTGGAATTATCTACTGTTGCCTGATTGCCACCTTGTGGATATTGGTATAGATCTTCACTGAACATTTCGATGATTTTTTTGAATTTGTTAGGGCCGACGGAGGGGTTCATGTTGGTTGTCCACGTTGTAAGTTCGCTCTCGGGCTGGACCCCTCTCCAGTCCGCCACTCCCGACATAGGCGACGTCCATCTAAGGAATCCTCCTTGTATTTTGACGCTTTGATATGTATTTTGATTATATTTTAGATTGATTCTAATTTTCGAAGTAACATTTTTAAATCTTATTTCTAAAAATGGTTTAACATTTTTTTTAAGTTTTTCTACCCAAATTGCGGGATATTCAAAGGCGGTGTACTCGCGCCTGCTGGTCTTGCCCGCTAAATCTTCGCCCTTGAGCTTATATGGCTCGGACCTTCCCGGCTTGCGGTACGATAAGTATGTAGAAGGGATGAATACTTTTAATCTGTCTAAGTGCGCTTTTCCTTCCTCCACCGTCATGTTTAGTTGCTGCTTGAATTTGCTTCTTAGAACCTCTTTTCTTTCAAATATATTATTTATATCAATCCGACGCCCGTCAGCATCTTCCCATCTAATTCCTGACTTGTCGGAGTCAATTTCTCCTTTTATTAAATTATCAATAGGTAAACCATCCGCATCAGTAATGCCGGACTCTATAATATCAATATAATCATTAAAAAGAGTTTCAAAAGGGGTTCCTTGGCTAAAATCTGTCAAATTTCTATAATAACTATATTTTTTAATTCTAGTAATAGTGGGGTCCTCCTGGGTCGCTGTATTTTTTTTAAAAAATTTTTTGCCATTCATATTCATTTCAACATCACCTTGACCTTCATCTGGCAGATTCATATAAAACTCACTATTCTCATTGAGTTCCGCATTTGTGTACTTTTTGCGTTCAAAAATGTACTCGATAGAGCGTTCTAATTGTTTATTAAATTCACCATCATCAGTAAAAATATCCATAAGATTTTCACCATCTATAAAATAGGGTGGAGCCGCTCTTGTAATTTGGGCATGGATGTTTTTTATATTCTCCCATAATTTTATAATTTCACCTAATTTATTAGGTCTGAATGATAAAAATGTAATATTGTCAATATTATTTGATGGCTCGAAAAGGTTATTTTTTTTTTCATTACCACTTATTTTTTTTTGAGCTTCATAAATATCTGCTGGTACCGGGTCCCCTTTAAATTTAGGATAATAAAATGATTTATTTGGTACTTTAAATGGTATTGTTTTATTATCTTCTTCTGAAATTAATTTTCGACTTAATACTTGATGTCCTTTATCAAATTGATCACTTGCTTTAATTGGAGCTTCTAATCCAGCTAAATCTATAATTGATACTGTTTTTTCTTCACTTTCATTAATTTTATCCGTGTAATTTATTTTTATTACTAAATGACTTCTAGAACTATCTGGATTATTTGGTGTATAATAGGTTAATCTGGTATCATTTTCAGAATCAAATATTTTTACAATGGTGTTAGTATCCAGCGGTTTCTCTGCCCCTTCGTGGTTTTGCGGCCCATTTTTCTTTTTAGACCTTTTCGTCTCAGATTCTGGCGACTCAGGTTCTGACGTCCAAATTTTATTTATATATTTAGTTAACCCTTTACATCCGCCATTCTGTATTGTATTTATTTTATAATTTGGTATTAATTCATGTACTTCTATAGTTTTAATTGAGCCCCTACTTTTTATAATATCTAATAAATAATTAGCTAACCCTTTAGTGTTTCTATCTCCAGGACCTATTGTATAATATGTTTTTCCAGAACCAGAAGCACCATAAGTAAATAATAGTGAATTATTTTGGTCTGTCAAAAATTTAGTTAAATTTTCATTATATTTATGATTTGTATTAATTTTAGGGTTTTGACTTTGTAACATACTTTTACTGTTATGTCCATATTTATTATCTGATAATATTTTAGAAAGTATATTATTTCCAAATAATGAACTTAATACTTTAAATTCATAAGATTCGGATTGTTCCATATCAGAAATATATATTGGAACAGCTCTATTATCAATATATATTATTTGGTCTGTAGCATTCTCTACATTTAAATCATCTCTGATTCTAATAGCTAATGTATGATTTCTATTATTATTAATTTCGTTTAAAAAGAAATTTAATATATTAAGTCTAACCTTATTGATCGTCCTCGTTTTTATCTCTATACTAATATTCTTATGTAATTGTATTAAAAATTGTGATAATGTTAGATATAGTAAAATATTGGAAAAATAGTTATTTTTAGAAGCACTATCATCAGTTACTGAAGTATCTGATGGTAAACTAATGTTTTTTTTAAATTTCTCTATTTGAGTTGCAAGATATAATATTTTTTCTATCCATATGCGCTCATCATGTTGACCCGTACGTTTTCCTATAATTTTTATTAGTGATTCTATGTTCTTATAATATATATTATTAGTAATTAGTTTTTTTAATATATTTTGAAATAATTTAGTATGATGTATGTAAATCTTAGGTTCACTTAGTGATAATGTTAATTTACTAAAAATTTTTATATTGTTATCCGGAGGAGAATTAGAATAGTTCAATAATTCTTTAATAGCATTAAATAGTAGTTGTTCGGAATCTTTTTCACTCTCACCTTTGGGAAGCTCCGCATTAAACCCCATTTCTTCGATGCTAGTTTTAAGGAGAAGCGAGTCGGTGGACTTGAGCTCGGCATGCAGTAAGGATGTGTCCTCATTTATTGTGACCGTACCGGAGACTTCTACATCCATTTCTCTCGTCTCCGTAGAAGGAACATAATGGTCATTTTTTTCCCTTTGAGTAGTTGTGGCAAGAAGTTTTTCCATTTGCGCGTTCCTACTAGCTACATCCTTTGCCACTGTGGCAGCCAAGTCCTTTTGCCTTCTCGATTCTTCACGCATATTGGCGGCGGCGGCCAACTTTTCAGCGGCCAGTTTTTTAGTCTCAAGTAGGTCTATATCCCGTTGTAGTTTTTGTATTTCGGCTTGATTTATTTTTGATTGTTTATCATCTATTGGGTTATCTAGCGGGTTGTACAACTTGTCTTTGGCCGCTCTTAGATCTTTTATTTGTTGTTCTAAATTTGTAATGTTATCTAATTGTTCTTGGGGACTGCCGGCGGGGTCGGTGCCCATGACCTCTTTATCGGACGCCCCCGGGGCATTGTCTGGCTTGGTGGGGTTGGTGGGGTTGGTGGTCTCGTCTAGCTCTGCGACACCCAATTCATCGGACTCCCGCCCCACCGCCCCCGGGGCATTGTCTGGGTCTGTGAGGTCGGTGGTCTCGTCTAGCCCTGCGACATCCAATTCATTGATTTTATCGGGATTTTCCGCGAGGCTGGCGGGGGTGGGGTTGGTGCTCGTGGGCGAATCTGAATCTAATATATTGATAATTTTATCATAGAAACTTGTAAACATTTCTTTTGTTTTCTTTAAAGTGTTATCATATTCATTTTTCCAATTTTCTTTTTTATAAAAGAATTGCACGACTTCGCCAAAATTTTTTATAATATTGATTTTATCTGTGAGAAATAAATCTTCGAAATTTTTTTTTTCATTAATCTTTGTTTTCCATATTTTATCTAAAAAATCATTTTCGTTTTTTATTAATAATTTAAATTTTGTAAGATTTTGGCCAAGGTCTTCGAGGTCTGAATTGCTTTTTAATAATTCGAATATATCAAGATTTATGTAGTTATTTTTTTCGTTCTCTAAATATTTATGTATCATTCTAATAGCGTCCCGAGTTAACTTTTTGGTTTCTTCCAGGTCCTTCTCCATTATGTTGAGTTCTAGGTTATATATAGGTTCTAAGACCTTGTCAAATTTACTATCTATATGTTTTTCCCATTCAGTATTAATTAGTTCAATTTTCTCTTCTTGTGAGGTTCCTCCACTTATCTTTTGTATGGCTTGCGCGCTGTTTTGATCAGATTCTCTAAGACTACCTTCCAATTCAGCAGCTTGTGCTTCTAATGCTTCTTTTTCAGCTTTTTCTGTAGCAGCTTGTGGTTCTAATGCTTTTTTTTCAGCTTTTTCTCTAGCAGCTTTTTCTGTAGCAGCTTGTGCTTCTAATGCTTCTTTTTGAGCTTGTGCTTCTTTTTGAGCTTGTGCTTCTTTTTCAGCAGCTTGTGCTTCTTTTTGAGCTTGTGCTTCTTTTTCAGCAGCTTGTGCTTCTTTTTCAGCTTTGTCAGCTAGTTCTTTTTCTCTTTCATTATCGACCAGGGCCTTGAAATCCTGCTCTTTTGTTTGGTTTATATGGTCTTCAAAATCTTTAATATTTTTAAGGTTTTCCATAGTATCTTTTATATGTTGTTCTATTGAATTCCATTCATCATTTAAATATTCAGTTAAACTATTTGTTAATTCTGGATCTTCTATAAATATTTCATTATGTTTTTTTTTTAGTTTTTCCCATATTTCATTGTATTTATTTTGTACATTTGTTAAGTTTTCTATTTCTGAAATAATTTTTTGTATATGTTCAGGCATATTTGTATTGCCTTCATAATCATTAGGTTGAAATAATTCTAAATTATAAGTATTTTCAAAAGATTTAATTAATTTTATAATTCTATTTAATTCGTCTTCATTTTCTTTTAAACCGTCTTTAAAGTCTTTTTGAGAATTTTTTAATTTTTCAATAAGTTCTTTTATCATTGTAGTTGGGTCATTAATTTTATTTTCTATAATTTTTTTAATAATATAGTTTCTAAAAATATATAAATTATTTTTATATAAATTATAATCAAAATTTTCATCTATTTGTTTAAATTTTGTTTCTATAAATTTTTTAAAAGTTTCTTTCTTTATTCCATTTAAAATGTCTTGAAAATTTGTGGATTTTAAATTTTCAAAAACTGTAGCTACAGCATCTTGTAATATATTTAATTTTTTAAAAGAACTAAGACATTGTTTTTTTTTTGTTAGATATCTAGATTGAACATCATATAGCCATAAAGCAACTGATTTATTATATTTATCTTTTAATTTAGTATTTATTTTTTTAATAATATTAACTCTTTTATTAATTGAATTAGTAAAATCTGATTTATATAAATCAATATTCTTATTATAATCTTGTTTCCATTCTCCTATTAATTTTATTTTTTTTATATCATAATAAATTAGTCTTACTAATGAAAATCTGTTTAGAAAGATTTTACCTATATTATTTTGAATATTTTTACTTAAATCTAATAAAGATGTTTCTAATTTTACTATATCGTTGTCTATTTTATTATCTATATTAATTAATGTATTAAGCCAATTATTGCTATTATTATCTGAATTTATAATATCTAAATTAAATTTTTCATTTATATTTTTTAATTTTTTATTAAAATCATTTAAATTATTATTTTCAGATGTATTTTTTGCTTTTCTTATATTGTCAAAAAATTTTTGATACATTTCTTGTTTACTAGTAGTTAATTTTAAATAATCATCTTTATCATATATATTATTTTTATTAAAAACATCTTCTATTTTAAAAGGATCTAATGGTTCATTTCTTCTAATTTTTTTTAAATATCTTAAATATGCTTCTTTTTTTTCACGTGCTTGTTCATTTTTTTCAACAAATTGTATACCCTTATCTCCTACTAACTCTTTTTTTATATCGATATTTTCATTATTAGTAATCTTTTTAATTACTTTATCAATTTCATTATCAATTTGTTCTGTTGTGGGTTGTTGATTAATACTAGTGGTTATTTTTTCATCAAATAAATTATTTTTTTCATAAACATAATATATATCCTTATCTATTTCATTTTTAATTTCATCAAAATATCTTGAATCAAGTTTATTTATTTTATCAATTTTTTCTTGATACTTTGTAATTTTATTAGTATAGTATTTTCTAGTGTTTATATTTATATTTGAAGTTGCAATATTTAATTTTGATTCATCTAATTCTGTATTATATTTTCTCTTAAGTTCTTCAAAATTAGTTTTAATAGACTTAATATTTTTTTCAAAATTATTTATATTTTCATCATATTCAGTATATATATCCTTATATTCTGTATTTTTAATTTTTTTTATAAGTTCTTTTCTTTCATTAGCTAAATTTTTATGTTCTGTTTCTTCATCAACAAATAGTCTAATTTTTAAATCTTTATCCTCATTGGTTTTTTTTTGTTCCTCTTTAATACGTTGTTTATTAGATTCTTCTTCATTATTATATTTTTCTAAATCGTCACAAATACTTTTCCATAATACTAATGTTGTCATTGTATATAAACGTATAATATCCTTGGTCTTGCTTATTTTGTCTTCTTTGTCTTCCATCAAAGTCATTTATATATATATACATTATAAAAAATAAATTTAATTAATACTTAATTTTTCGTCTAAATTAATATAATTAAATATTTATTAAACTATAATGAAAGATAATTTTAAAAAATTATACGATAGTTTTGATAAATCTATATATATTATTTGTTCAGATTTGATTAAAAATATTTGTAATGATTTAAACAATTCTGATAAAATAGATGTTTTGATTGAAAAATATTTACTTAAACCTAATACAAAAATTACAAAAAAAATAAAAGATACAAATGCTCCAAAAAGAAATAAATCTGCTTATATGTTTTTTCAAGAAGAAGTGCGACCAAAATTAAAAGCTAAATTTCCACAAGATACATTAGGACAATTATCTAAAAGATTAGGGAAATTATGGGGTGATTTAAAAGATAAAGATAAAAGAAAATATGATAAATTAGCAGAAAAAGATAAACAACGTTATGAAAAGGATTTAGAAACATATAATACAGATTTTAAAAAAAAAGAAACTAATAAATATTCTTCAGAAGAAGACATTCATCAAGAAAAAATGGATAGTTCTATAAGTGAAGATGACAGTTATATTATCCATGGTAATAGTTCTAGTAGTAATAGTAATAGTAATAGTGAGAGTGATAGTTATAGTGACTGTGATAGTGATAATAAATCAGATGGATCATCATTATAATAAATATAATAATAGATATAATATATATAAATAAATATAGATAAAAATATGTAATGTTAAATGATTTATCAGATGATATCATTTATTTTGTTTTAAAAAAATTACATAAATTTAAATATTTATATATATTATTTAAAGTAAATAAAAATATAAATAATAAAACAAAAAGTATATTAGAATTTCATTATAATAATATGAATAATTATTTTAATTCAAATGTAAATGATATTTATAAATTAATTTCAAATAAATTATTTTATAGTAAAATATTAAATATAAAAAAAATAAATAATAATTTTTATAATTCAATAAAAAATTTAAATATATCAAATTTTATTAAATTAAATATTATTTTTAATGAATATAATTTATGTAAATTAAAAAAAAAATTATATTAAAATAATTA